GGGAGACGCTCGTCCTCAAGAAGCACGTCGAGCTAGACCAGCCCAGCGCCTGAGAGGAGCACCACCCCGTGGGGGAACCACCACCAGACCAGCAACTCACACGAGCAGTCGCCAACACCCTGTGGTGGCACCTTCAGGGCAACGTGTGGCCCGCCGCGCTTGAGACCCGCGCCATCAGCCCCACGGGAGCGCCACGCAGCGCGTCCTACAACAGCGCCGGCCGCATGCCCGGCCCCCAGTTGGACGGCGAAGCCCTCACACCCACCGTTGAGGTCATCAGCCGCACGCCCCTCATCCGCGCCAACCTCTGGAGCGACGATTGGCCCGGCCGCACCGCCTGGCGCATCCTCCTCGCGCGCCCCGACGCCGACCGCGCCCTGTCACGCATGCCCGCCGCCGCCATCGCCGAGTACGAGAGCGCCCTAGAGCATGCCACCTGCCGCAAACCATTCACGATCGAGCGCGACGAGAACGGCGACGCCTACCTAACACGCAACAGGCACGACGGCACCATCACGCACCTCACCGCCGCCGCCCTCGAAGCCATCGCCAGAGTCGCCGACCTGCACCGCATCCCCCCGCACGTCGAGGACGCCCTCATCACCGACTCCGACATCAGCCTCGACGCCATCCGCGCCGCGCTGCAGCTCGCAGGCGGCGCTGACACTTGACCGTGAAAACACAGGATGCTAGGGTGCAAGGAGTAGTTCTGACTCAAGACCCCGCCAACCCCCGGCGGGGTTTTCCTTTGCGGGCTTGCACCGAGTGGTGCGCCCGGCCACATCAGCCGGGACGGGCAGGTCCGACTCCTGCACGCGCATCCACCCGCCATGCGGCGGGCACCAACCGGGGCGCGCTCGCCGACCAGCCCAACAGCCCGGCGAGCAACCCCCCAAAGAACACCGAGAGGAGACCGCCATGGCGAAGCTCACGCCGCGCCAAGCGGCCTTCTGCCGACACCTCATCACCGGCATGAGCGCAACCGAAGCCGCCCGTAAGGCCGGATACAGCGACACGTACGCCAATCGCGAGGCCGCCAAGCTGGTAGTCAAACCTCAGGTGGCCGCCGAACTCGAACGGCTCCGAAGCAAGTTCGACAACAGCGCCATCATGAGCGCCCAAGAAGTCCTCGCAGAACTAACGAAACTCGCACGCGCCAACCTGCTCGACTACTTCCGGCTCACCGGAGACGGCGACCCCGTCATCGACCTAAGCACCGTCACGCCAGCGCAGGCCGCCGCCCTCGCAGAGATCCAGGTCGAGGACTTCCTGGACGGCCGCGGCGAGGACGCCCGCGAGGTCAGGCGCGTCCGCATCAAGATGGCCGACAAGAAAGCCGCCCTCGAACTCCTCGGCAAGCACCACCAGCTCTTCACCGACCGCGTGGACCTCACCAGCGGCGGGCAACCACTCAAGGCGTACGTCGGCTTCAACCCCGAGGACGTCTAATGCTGCAAGCCCAAGCGCTCCCCACGCGACCACTCCCGCAACACCGCCCCTACCAACCATTCGGGCGCATGCGCGACCTACTCCTGTACAAGGGCGGCGAGATCATGCTCGCCGGGCCAGCCGGAACCGGCAAGTCCAGAGCGAACCTCGAAAAGGTCCACCTCTGCGCCGAGCGTTACCCCGGCATGCGCGCGCTCATCGTCCGCAAGACGCGCGTCAGCCTCTCCCAAACCGGCCTAGTAACACTCGAGGACCACGTGCTACCCGAAGGCCACGCTGCACTCGCAGGGGCCGTCAGGACGCACCGCAGCGCCTACCGCTACCCGAACGGCAGCGAGATCGTCATCGGCGGCATGGACAACCCCGTCAAGGTCATGAGCGCCGAGTACGACCTCATCTACGTGCAGGAAGCCACCGAGTTAGCGGAGTCCGACTGGGAGCAACTAACGACCCGCCTCCGCAACGGCCGCATGCCCTACCAACAGATAATCGGCGACTGCAACCCCGGCCCTCCGACGCACTGGATCAAGCAACGCGCCGACCGAGGCGACCTGCTCATGCTCGACACGCGCCACCAAGACAACCCCGTCCTGTACGACCACAAGCGCGGCGAGTGGTCGGAGAAGGGCGCCGAGTACCTGACGCGCCTCAGGAAACTGACAGGCGTCCGCAAACGCCGCCTGTACGACGGTGAGTGGGCGGCCGCCGAAGGCGCCGTGTACGAGGACTTCGACCGCAGCATCCACCTCATAGACCGAGGTCAAGTACCCGAATTGCGTAGGCGCTGGCGCGTGCACGACTTCGGCTTCACCAACCCTTACGTCTGCCAGTGGTGGGGTGAGGACGCCGACGGCCGCCTGTACCTGTACCGCGAAATCTACTTCACGCGCCGCCTGGTCGAAGACCACGCCAAGACGATTGCGCGCCACTCCGTAGGTGAGCGCATCGAGGCGGACATCTGCGATCACGACGCCGAGGACCGCGCCACCCTAGAGCGGCACCTAGGCGTCCGCACGACCACTGCGTACAAGGCCATCAGCACGGGCATCGAGGCGGTGCAGTCGCGGCTCCGGCCAGCGGGCGACGGTAAGCCGCGCTTGTACTTCGTGCGCGACGCTCTCGTGGAGCGCGATGACCGCTTGGCTGACGAGGGCCTGCCGTGGTGCAGCGAGCAGGAGATGGACTCGTACGCGTATCCGACCGGTCAGGACGGTAAGCCGCGCAAGGAAGAGCCGGTGGATAAGGACAACCACGGCATGGACGCCATGCGGTACATGGTGGCCGCCGCCGATAAGCTCGGCAGTCCGCGCCTAACCATTCGGCCCGCCACCAGCAGTAGCGCGTACAACCCAACCTGAGAGAGGAGGAACCGTGGACCTCAGTAAGCTCCTATCCGACCAGCGAGCCCGCCGCCGCGACCTCCTCCGCGCCGAACAGTACGTCCTCGGCGACCAATGGGACGAAGGCCGCGGCTGGACCGGCCCACTCCCCAAAGACGACGGCGACACCGCCACCGACCTCATTCGCAGGCAATTCGTGCAACGCAACGCCCTCAAGGAGGTCGTGACGCGGCACCGGGACGCCGTAATCGGCCGCGAACCACAGTGGGACTTGATCACGGACAGCAAACGCGGGCAGGTGACGCTCCGCCGGGAAGCCGTCGACGCGCTCGTGACGTGGTGGGATGACAACGCCGTCCTCGGCGTGCTGCAGACCGCCGCGCTGCGGCTGTTGTTCGCGGAGGAGCAAGCTCGGCGCGGTGAGGAACTCCGGCCCGCCGTCAGCCCCCTAAGGTTGTTCCTGCGCGCCGCGAGCGTGAACGAGTCCGGCGTCATCCCCCGGCGCGCCACGCTCACCGAGGCCCTGGGCGATATCGCCGTGCACGCCTGCAACCCCGTCACTGCCGGGGTGCTGCGCAACGTAGACGGCGACCCCGTCGCCACGCGGTACGAGTACGCCGACGAGCTGGGGCGACCGGTGACTGAGGTGACCGGCGTCGGCGCGAACCTAGCCGCACTCGGGTTGCCAGTCGAACCCACCGCCGACACCCTGATCGTGCTCCTAGCGGGCGGGGCCGTGGACGGCACGCCAGCCTCACTCCCGCTCGGTGGGGCGCTGCTGCTGCACGAGATGCGTCGGGAGCCGCTCATCACGCCCGGCGCCGTCAGTCAACAGAAGCTCATCAACAAGGCCTGGACGATGCTCGGGCACAACATGGACGTGGCGGGCTTCACGGAGCGCACGTTCCTCAACGCCCAAAGCCCTGGTAAGTGGGTGGATGACGACGGTAATGCGACCGAGCCGGGCGTCGGGAAGTTCGTGCCCGAGCCCCTGTACGTGGGGGCGGGTGCATCCAATCACGTCGTTGGCGTGGTCGAACCCAAGCAGGATGGGTCGTACACGTATGCGAGTCCGAGCGTGCAGTACCGCGACCCTGTTGACCCTACGGCGTTCACGAAGACGACGGACGCCGCGTACCGGGCGGTGCTTGAGGAGTGCAAGCAACTGCATGTGCTCCTGAGCGCTGATGGTGCGGCCTCTGGCGCGTCGAGGCGGCAGGCGACCGCCGACTACCTCGACAGCCTTGGTTTGACGGCGAATGCTCTGCAGGGCGCCGTCAGGTGGCTGCTCGGCACCACGCTGCAACTCGCGAGCGTCCTCATGCGCGCCCCGGACCGCTTCGCGACCCTCAGGCCGGTGGCGCAGGCGCGCATCAACGTCATTCAACCCACCAGCGACGACATCACCGCCACGATTGCGAAGCGTGACGCTCGCCTCATCAGCCGCGAGACGGCCATGACGGAAGTAGGTGTGGAAGACCCTGACGCCGAAGTCGAACGCATCAACGCCGAGGCGACCGGCACCCCAACCCAAGTGAGCGAGGAGGTCGACAGTGGACGCTAGCGTCGTCAAGGCCATCGTCGACGCGAACGTCGAGCGCCTACGCGACGAACTGTGGCTGAACACGTGGAAGATCATCGTCAACTACGCGGCCCTCGACGGCGACACCGCCGCCGAATGCGGCCTCGACGACGCCGACTACAACATCGCGGTCATCACCATGGACCCCGCGAAGTTCCCAACCGAGAAGCAGGTCATGCAAGCCCTCGTGCATGAACTTCTGCACGTCACGCTCGCGCGCTTCGACCTGTGGCGCGACGCCGCGATCGCCCTCATACCCGACCACGTTTACGAGGACGGCGCCGGGAAGGTCGAGCAACGCCTGTACACGCACGCGCTTGAACAGGCCGTGGAGATGCTGCAACGCGGCATCGCCAGGCGCCTGTGGGACCCGCCAACCGAACCGAGCGAGGGCGCTGCCCTCACCGACTAACCCGCTTGGCGGTCGCTCGGCACGGGCCGAGGACGTAAGCCCACCCACCCCCAACCAGTAGACCGGCATGGGTCGGTCGAGCACCCCCGCGCATGGGCGCGGGGAGAGGAGCAACCGTGACGCCAGAAGAAATCGCCGCCCTCAAGCAGGAACTAGCCGACCTCAAAGCTGAGAAAGCCAGCCTCAAGAAGGCCCTGGACGCGCGTGAGGCCGACAACAAGGCGGAACGCGACAAGGCCAAGGCCCTGCAAGTCGAGCTGGACGACGCGAAAGGCAAGCTGCCAGGCGAAGGCGCCGTAGTCCTCACGAAGGACGAAGCGGACGCCCTAACTGCCTACCAGCAGCTCGGCAGACTCAACGAGGTGCAGGTGAAGCTCGGGGATTACGACCGCGCCGTGAGCGAGGCCGCCACCGCGAAACGCCAACAGCTCGTTGACGCCGCCGCGCGCGACCCGCAGAACGAAACCACCTACCGGTACAAGCCCAGCGTCCTGTCAAAGCTCCTTGAGGGCGCCGCGCTAACCAAAAGCGACAAAGGCGAGTACGCGGTCAAGGTCGGCGACGTCGAGAAACCCCTCGACAAGTACCTCACCGAGGACCAAGCGGACTTCCTGCCCGCCCTCACCATCAACACCGGCACGCCAGCCCCCAAGCAGGCTGGGGCGCGCAGCAACACCGTCACGACCTCCGTAGAAGACCTCGCCAAAACCAAAGCCGCGCGAGGCGACTACCGCGCGTAAGCGCAAGAAAGGAACACCACCATGGCACTCGTCACCAGAGACGCTGACGCGAGCATCGACGCCAGCACCGCAGCCGTAGCGCCGCAAATCACCGGCCTCACCGCCGGAGAAGACCTCGACGCCGCCGCGCCCTGCTACATCCACACCGACGGCAAGGTCTACATGGCCGACGGCACCGCCGCCGACGCCAAAGCCGTCATTGCGGGCTTCACCCCCCGAGCCGCCAAGACCGGGCAGGCCATCACCCTATTCGCGCTCGGCGCGCGATTCAGGTACGGGTCCGGCCTGACGCCCGGCGCCAAACTCTACGTCGGCGCCACCAAAGGCCGCCTGGACGCCGCAGCCACGACCGGTGACGCCGTAGGCGTCGCTCAAGTCATCACCACCACCGACATTCGCGTCACGCGCGCCATCTAAGGAGCACCCACATGTCACAACTCACCGGCACGCATGACATCAGCAGCCTCCTCGCCGCCAAGCACCAGACGGTCGCGGCGTTCGGCGAAGACACCGTGATCGACGTCCTGCAACGCGACATGCAGGCGCACAACCTCCTCATGCAGGACATCCTCGCCGAACTATCCGTGCCGTCCTCGGACCGGCAACGCCTTGCAGGCACGAGCTACTCCGGGGAGATGGTGGAGACGGACGAGTACGCTCGAGCCGCCACCCAGAAAGCCACGCCCGGCCAGACCGTCGCCTTCCCCCTCAAGAAGTTCAGTTACGCGCTGGGTTGGACGCGGCAGTTCCTCAAGAAGGCCACACCCGCCGACCTCGCAGCCGGCCAGCTTGCCGCGCAGAAAGCGCACCGCCGCCGCGTGCTCGAAGAGGCCCGCAAGGCCATCTTCCTCGCCACCAACTACACCTTCTACGACCTGCACGTCGACAACGTGCAGTTGGCCGTGAAGCGCCTCGTGAACGCGGACTCCGCGAAGATTCCCGACGGTCCCACCGGCGAAGCCTTCGACGGCAGCACGCACACGCACTACCAGGCGCGCGTCAGCACCCTCGCCAACAGCGACGTTGACGCGCTAATCACCGACGTGGCCGAGCACGGCCACACGCGCGGCTTGAAGCTCGTCATCAACTTCTCGAACCTCACCGCCATCAGTGGCCTCAGCAAATTCACGCCCCTCACCGGCCCCATGGTGGTGCCCGGCAGCGGCAGCGACCGCACCAGCGTGCTGCTAGACGTCGAGGCGCCCGCCGATAACCGCCTCGTCGGCTTCTGGGACGGCGCGTACCCCATCTGGGTCAAGCCGTGGGCGGTCGCCAACTACGTCCTGTGCTACGCGGCAGGCGAGGACGCCAAGCCGCTCGTGGAGCGCTTCGACGCCAACTACGGGCGCGGCCTGCAGTTCGAGGGCGAGATCGACCTGTACCCGCTGCGCGTCGATTACATGGATGCGTGGCTCGGGTTCGGGGTGTGGACGCGCACCAACGGCGCCGTGCTGTACACCGGCGGCACCACCTGGGCCGACCCCAGCCTCTGATCGTGGCGACAACCATTCCAGGCGGGCGGTATGAGCGCAGTGACGGCGTGATCGTCGATGCGCACGGCAACGCGCTCGCCGAGAAGGGGCGGGAGTCCACGCCGGACCCCGCCCCAACCCCCGCGAAACCAACCTCACCGCCTAAAGCCCGCAAGTCCAAGTGAGAAAGGAGGACCCAGGTGTTAACCGTCGAGGACCTCATCGCCCCCAAGGGCAAGCTCACCGAGCCGATGTTCCCAAGCGGCGACCTCGAGGAGCACGCGGAGGCGTGGCTGGTTGAGGCGCAAGCCAAGACCACCAGCGCTCCCGCGCAACGCGCCTGGGTCTACTACCGCGCCTGCGACGCCGTGCTCGACCGCGTGATGCTCGAAGCGTTCAGCGAACGCAAGGGCGACGCCAGCGCGGCCAGGAGCGAGCAGCAACTTGCGCATTGGCGGCGGGAACGCGACCGGAACCTGGCGGCGTTCAACGGCCTCATGGGCGGCAGTCAGGGCGTTGGCGGGGTCGTTCCCGTCGCGCCCGTCTGGTGAGCCCATGAGCCTCCTGAGCTCGACTTTCCAGGCGGGCGGCCTGTTGGGTGATCGCCGTGAGCGGTTCACCCGCACGCGCACCACCACGACCGGCAAGAACGCCGACACCGGCGCCCCAACGACCACCACGACGACGGCCACCGTCTACGGCTGGCACACGTGGCTCAGTGAACGCGAGCGGGCGGACTTCAAGGACGACACCGCCGCGTACATCCTCACCAAGCCGAACCAGTTGCAGGCCGGCGACGTGCTCGTCCACGCGACCCTCGGGCGCTTCGTGACCCTCGCCGGAAGCCTGCCTAACGGCGAGTTCGAACGCACCAACCTGAGGCGCGCATGATCACCGCCATCAAGGCCCTGTACGCGCTCCTCAAGGCCGCCTGGCCGACCGGGGCATTACTCCTGCACCCGGACGAGCACACGAACTGGGAGGCCGCCCTCGCCGCTAACGCGCTGGTCGTCCGCTACTACCAACCACAACTCGACCGGCAGGGCGGCATGGCCACGTACCGCGCCGTCGTTGACGTGTGCGCCCGCACGGCGGACGCCGCCGCGAGAGGCGCGCAAGACCTCCTCGACGAACTCAAGGTCACGAGCCGCACGCCTAGCGTGGGCCTAGACCCGACCGCGACCCCCATCCGCGAAACCAGTTACGAGCGCGTGCAAGTGACCTTCACGCTCCTCGTAGACACCCAATGAGAGAAGGGAACACAGCATGAGCGTCACCACGCGCAACACCTTCGGTAAGAGCACCCTCGGGGTGCTCGGCATCCGCGGCTTCTTCCGGCCCGGCGCACGCACCACCGCCGCCGCGGACGCCAGCGACACGACCCTCACCGTGGACAACCCCGGCATGTTCGCCACCACCGACAGCGTCACGGTCGGCACCGGAGCCGACCAGGAGACCGTCACCATCAGCAACATCGTCGGGAACGTCCTGACCGTCAGCGCCCTCGCCAAAGCCCAACCCGCCGGGTCCATGGTCCGCAAAGCCGGGTGGGTGGACCTCGGCATCATCAAGAACTGGGAACCCACGGACGAGACGGAAGAACTCGAAATCCAAGGCGCCCGCAGCGGCTTGCTCGAGACTTACGAGGTGCTCGCCATCAGCGCGTCCCTCGGGTACACGTTCGATTCGGAGAACCCGAATGACGACGACATCCTCGCGCTGTGGAACGGCACGCGCATGAGCGCCGACCCCGGCGCGACCGGCGCAAGCAGCCCCATCGCGTTCGACAGCACCAACGGCGAACTCATGTGGGTGCGGCAGAACGCCCAGTCCAGCAAGCCGAGCCAAATCCTCTACCACCCCAGCGCGACGATCCGCCGCGACGGGCAGTCCGGCACGCCCGGCGAGGAGCAGTCCGGCCTCAGCTTCACCGCCACCGTCACCAGCGACGAGGCGTACAAGGTCCCCGCGACCGTCAACGCCGCCACGCCAACCGCGCGGTACGGGTACTTGTACCGCGTGCCGACCGCGTCCCTCAGCGCCGCCGAGACCGCCGTCAGCGCCTAAGCCCACCAGCGCCCACCCCAACGCGGCCCCGCAGGCCGGGGTGGGCGCAACGCCGCATGGCGGCGACTGTGGGACGCCGCCACCCCTACCCACAGAAGGGACTAAACACCTATGGCAGTCGAGAAGATCTTTCAAAGCAAGACCGGCAAGAACATCACCCTCAGGCGCCCGCACTACAAGGCGTTCAAACCGATCGCCGCGAAAGTCGCCGCGCTCCTGGAGGTAGAGTTCGACGCCGCCATGGCCACCGACGAGTTCGAACAGGTGCTGCAAGCCCTGACGGTTGAGCGCTTGGACGACTGGCTCGGCGAAGCCGATTACGCCGAGGTCGCGGCCTTATGGGACGCCGCCATATCTTTCTGCGAGTTCCCCGCTTTTTTCGCGGAGCGGCGCAAGCAGCACTTCGAAGCCTCCAAAATCCGCATGACGGAGGACACGGAACTGCAAGCGCTGCAGATCGCGGCGATGAAGAACTCCGGGCTGCTGCCCGAGAACTTCTCACTCGAGAACGCCATGAGCGGGGCCATGAACCCCCCAGAGAACCTGATCCCGATGCCATCCTCCTCGACCACTACGCCGCCCGCTACGGATGGGACTGGCGAACGGTTGAGCGAACCGACTACTGGTGGGTCGTCCGCGACCTCCCCGAAGCCGCCCGCAGGAGGGAAGCGCTCCAAAGGGTCGTAGACGCGCACCACCTAGTGCAGACGCGCGGCCCAGAGGGTGAACAGGACGTGCGTGACGAGAAAGGCAAACCCGTCACGGGCGGCATGCGCGTGGCGTTCGTGGGTTACCGCGCGTACGTGCGCGAGTTACTCGGCGAGGCGGGAGTAATCGACCCGGAACTAGAAGCCATCGTGGACGAACTCAAGAAGCAGGAGGCGGGCATGAACAAGCTCGAGCGGTTCTTCGGGCGCATGGAGTCCTGAGGTGGCGAGGCGGCACATGCGCGTGAGCGTTGACCTGGGCGGCCTGCAAGCGCACTACCGCGCGTTGGAGCGCATCACGACGGACAACATTGATCGTGGCGTGAGCGGCCTGAGCGGTGAAGCGAAGGACATGGCCGTGGACCTCATCAACGCGCAAATCTACGACACGCCACCTAGAGGCGGGTACGACCGCACCGGCGCCCTCAAGGCCAGCGTGTACGCGGCCAAGGATCGGCATCGCCGCACGCGGTGGCGCATCATGGTCGGCGCTCGCGGCGGGGCCGGCGGCCGCGAGTACGCGCTGTACAACGAGCGCGGCACTTACGGCGGCCGCGTGAGCCTAGAGAGCATCCTGAAGCGCGCCGAAGGCGCAGCGCTAACCGCCGGGTTGATTAGGTTGCAGTACGGCGACCCAAGCAAGGGCTTGGAGCCGCGACCGTGGACGATTCCGACCGCTGTGGCCGTGAGTCGCATGTTCGTCGCCGTCGTTCAGCAGGCCGTTAGGGAAGCGGAGAGGGAAGCTAGAGGAGCCAAGTCCGCTTAGGCTCCTTCGCACATGAATAGGCGACCCTCGCCCCACGAGACCACCCATGCGCCGTAGTACGAGCTTCCGGTCACGGCGTTCACGGCGCGGAACACCGTATTCCCGCCACCAAGGTCGCCGCCTCCAAGCTCGTCGCGTAGCGCCTCACTGAAATCGAACGCCTCGTACGCGTACGCGGCGGCCTCCAGGCGGTCAAGGAACGCGTCCGTCGCCCCCGACTCCGCACTGAACTTGCGGCTTAGGCGCTTCCCGCGCGAACAATCCGGCAAGCCCTTCTCGGTGAACGCCCTCCCGACAACCGCCCAATCCTGGGCGGTTGCAGCCAGGTGCGAGAAGCCCGGCGCGTCTGCCGCCGCCACCGTGAACGCCGCCGCCCGCTGACCGCCAGGCCAACCGGCGAGCGTGCCCACGCTCGCGATAGCGAGCGCCGCCAGCAACCACCACTGCCGGTTGCGGCGCAACGCCACCACCGCGACGACGAGAGCGATTCCCCACAACCCGATAGTGATCATGCCAACGGTTTAGCACACCACCCGAAAGGAGGGCGCGAAATGGCCGATATCGCCAGCGTCGCCACGCTAGACAGCACGCCCTTCACCAAAGGACTCAACGACGCCCTAGCGGCCTCCAAACGGTGGCGCAAGCAGGTCCTCAGCACCTTCGACTTCCAGCCGCTCGTGCGCGTGAACCAGGAAGTCGAGAAGCTCAAGCAGACCATCGGCAGCACCGGGAAGCTGAAGCTCACCATCAACACCGCGCAGGCTGTCTCTGCGTTGCAGCAAGGCACGGTGGCCGCCCAACGACAAGGCCGCGCCCTGACTGCCGTGCAGCAGGCCGTGCTCGAGTACCGCAACAAGACCCTCGGCCTGCGGAACGCGGTCGAGTCGAGCCTCATCAGCCAAAAGGAAGGCATCCGCCTCGCCATCCAGTTTCGCGACGAGGCCCTAGCCGCCGCCAAGAACGCCGAGATGTGGTCCAAGGAGTGGCGCGAGCTGATGGTGGCCGCCGGACGCGCTGACCGCACCCTAGCGACCCTTGAGGGGCGCGTAACGAAGCTCGGGTTGTCGCAGAACGTCGCGATTGGGACGACGCGTAATCTCACGCAGTCTTACCAGCAACTCGCTGGCGCGCTAACGGCGGTGTTCGCCACCGCGGGCGTCGCTCGGTACGTCCGGGCGTTGGTTGAGTTTAGTGGCGAAGCCGCAGAGGCGCGCAACGCCGTCGCCCTGTACTTCACTGAGGTCGAGAAGGGCGGCATGAGCGCCGAGCGCGGCGCGCAAGCCATGAACAACCTAGCTGCGCGCTTCCACACCACCAGCGACGCCGCCGCTTCCGGACTGACGCTGCTCGTCCGCAACGGAGCCAGCCTTCAGCAGGCCATGACGCTGCTCGAGCGTGGCGCTGCGTCCGCGCTGAACTTCGGGCGCACCGCCGCCGACGGTTTCGACAACATGGCGCAAGCGATCATCTCCGGCCGCTCCACGCTACTGAACAGCATCGGCATTTCGAAGGACCTGTCTGTCATGTACCGGGAGTACGCCGCTTCTGTCGGTAAGAGCGTGGCGGCCCTGAACGAGTTCGACAAGATGCAGGCTGTCGTTAACGGCATCGTGGGGGAGACACAGAGCGAGGTCGAGGCGCTCGGCACCATCTACGGAAGCTTCATCGGCGCGCAGAACGACCTGAACACGGCGATGAAGAACTTCCGGCGCTCGGTTGGGCGCGGCGCCGAAGTGTTCCTCACGCCGTTGTTCAACACACTCACGGGCCTGCTGAACTTGTTCAACGCGCTGCCGCAACCCATGAAGACGGCTGGCCTAGGCATCATTGCGTTCGCGGGCGCGGTAGCTGGCCTCGGGATTGCGTTCGTCACGCTCCAAGCGGTGCTAGTCAAGACACAAGCGCTCCAGACCGGCATCAATGCCCTGCTGGGTAACGAAATCGTGCTCCGGTCCCGCCTGGGCGCGGCGCTCCTGACTCTCGCTGGCCGTTACAGCCTCCTTACGAAGGAGCAGGTCGCTAACGCGGCGGCGCAGCGCAGCAGCCTCGGGGCGCTCACTGGTTGGCAGATCGCCAGTAAGGGCGTCGGGACGGCGCTTGGGCGCGCCACGACCGCTCTCAAGGGCTTCACCGCCGCGTCAATGCGGTTCATCCTCACGCCCGTGGGTCTAGTCATTACCGCCATCGCGGCGGCGGTTGGTCTGGTAATAACTGCGTTCAATCGCTTCCCGCAGATCGTGCAGCCAGCCTTGACTGCGGTCGAGACAGCCGTTTCGGCGGTGCGCACCGCGTTCGCTGGCCTGACCGCTGAAGGCACGAAGGTCGGCGACGCCCTCCGGGTGGTCGCTGGAGTATTGAAAGGTGCGCTCATTACGGTAGCAACGCAGACTGCGCACGTCATCGCGCGGCTCGCTAGGGCCTTCGGTATTGTCGCGGCCCGCATCCAGTTCGTGAACGACCTCCTAAACGTCGGCCCCCGGCAGGCGTGGGCTAACTACCAAACGGCGCTTGAGGAAGTAGACAAGGAGTTCGACAAGCTGTCGGCCACCATCACCGAGACAAGCAGAGCAGTCCGTGACGGCACCTACGTGATAGAGGACGCCGGGGTAGAGGCCAAGAAGACCGCTGCGGAACTCGAGGAGTTGGCGAAGAAGACGAAGGACGCCGAGAAGGCGTTCCTGGGCTTCAAGCAGCAGTTCCAGGACATCCGTATCGGCCTCATGTCCGACGGCCTAGAGAAGGACCTCGAGGAGACCCGCGTGCGGTTCCTGCGCCTGCGGGACGCAATCCGGGAGACGGCGGAGGAGAACGAGCAATTCCAGCCGTTCGCCAAACAACTCATCGCCGAGAGCTTCGAACTCGAACAGAGAGAAATCCTCAAGCTTCAGGCGGATTACGCCGACAAACGCAAGGCCGAAGCCGAGAAGCAAGCAGCGGAGCTCGCGGACGCCATCAGCACCCGCGAGCGCGCCATCGTCGACGCCCAAACCAAAGGCCGACTCAACACCATCGACACGCTGCGGCTCGAGCACCAACGCCGCCTAGAGGACACCGAGAAGCTCTACGGCGACCTCATCAGCAAGGCCAAGGAGTACGGGCAGGACACCAAGCGGCTCGAGGAGTTGCGCGTGAGCGAGTTGCGGGCCATTCAAGACGGCTTCGCGCGCGAAGTCGAGAGCGCCTACGACGACCTTTACGACACCCTTACCGGCAAGCAACGCGATCTGTTGCTTGAGGCGGCTGAAGCGCGCGGCGACCAACACAGCGTGTTGGGAATCAAGTACGACCAGGAGTTGAGGGACCTCACCAAGTTCTACGGCGACGCCCGAATCGAAGCGGCTGGCAACGCCGACCTGCTCGCCTTGATCGACGAGACCGCCTACCAGGCTCGCAGGCAGGCCACCGAGCGGTACTGGCGGGAGACAACCCGCCTACAGCAGGAGGCCAGCGACCAGATCGTGGCGCGTGAACGCGACCTGGCGAAGGCTCGCGCCGAGTTCGCAGGCGACCAAGGCACCGTCATTCGCTTGGCGGCCGCCGCCGAGCTGCGAGAGATCCACGCGGCCTACGACCGGCTCGAAGCCGCGGCAGCGGGTAACGCCGCCGAGCTGGTGCGCATCGCTGAACTCCGCAACCAGGAAGTCGAACTCGCCAACGCGAAGTTGGCCGAGAGCATCACGGAACTCAACGAGGAGGCGTTCGCCGCCGCGCAGAAGCCCCTCATCGACGCCATCACCAAAGACCTTGACGAGGCGACCAGCGAGACCCTGGCGGGCATCGAGCGGCAACTCCTCTCCTGGCGCAACGCCTACGGCGGCAACGGCGAGGTCGTCAAGATGATCAACGCGGCGCTCGAGCGGGTCGCGGACCGGCACGAGCAGTTGGCGGACGAGGCCAGCAAGCACGTGGAGGAACTCATCAAGACCGTCCGCGGCCTAACCGAGGGAGTATTCAGCGAGGACGCGCAACGCGGCCTAAGCGACCTCGACCAGGCGCTGTTCACGGCAGCCGAGCGCGCTAACGCCCTCCGGGCCGAGCAGGAACGCATCGCCACGGCGCTGCTGACGACGGTCGGGCGGGAACGCGACGAACTCCTGCGCACCGCGCAAGACGTCGACGACGCCCTGGCAGCCGTGAACCGCAACATCCTCGCGGACGCCAAGCGCATGACCACCGAAGCCGTGCAGGCGTACATGACCGGCATTGAGGCGGCCAGGCGCGACGCCAGTCAGGCGGCCGCGCAGCTCGTGCAGTCGGACGTCGAGCGCACCCTGAACCAACTCACGGCGTTGCAGACGAACGCCCTCGCCGCCACCCGCACCAGCCTCCTGCGCGCCATCGCCACGCTTACGGCGCGCGGGTTCGAAAGCGGCGCACTAGACCCACTCAGGCAGCAGGTCGCCGAGATCGACGCTCTCATGGCGCAGCGCGCCCGCGCCACCGCCGACTTCGCCAGCGAGCAGTTCCAGCACCTGCGTGACGTGGCGCAAGCCACCCTCGACGAGGCCGGAGCGCAACGCGTCGCGCACGCCACCTATAGGGAGACCATCCGCCTGCGGAAGGAGGCGCTAGCAGAGGCCGTCCGTGAAGCCGCTGGGGTGGAGGAAGTCGCGGCCGCGACACGCAACGTCACGGACGCGCAGCTCGCCTACATCAGCCACCTGGAGGACCAGGCCACCGCCCTGCAGGCCGTCAAGGGCCAGTACGCGGGGGTTTACTCAGCCGCTGCCGACCTGGCCGAGCTTCTCGACCAGCCGGTGCCGCGGAACGTCATCGAATCCCAACGCCAGCTCGCGCTCGCCGCCCTCTCAGGCGTCCGCGCCGCGCAAGAAGCGGGCGAGAGCTTCGCGCAGTACGGCGACGACCTCCAGGACGCCACGCGCCTCTGGCGCGACTACCAGACCGCAGCCAACACCAGCATGCAAGCCGCCGCCAAAGCCCTCCGCGAATCGTTCACGGACGGACTCGTGACCGAGGCCGACGCCGGCCAGTTCCGCGAACTCGCGGGCCGCATCGCCAAGGAGTTCGGCCTCGGCCTCACCGACGTCAACAACCGCCTGAAGCGCTTCATCGACGGCACCATCACCGACCCCCTCGAAGGGCTAGAAGTCAAGCAACCCGACATCCTGCGCGACATCTTCAAGGACCTCAACGCCGAGGCCGTACAGACGCCGGACACCCTCAAAGCCATCGACGAGCAAGTGACTAGCCTCGAACAGCAGGTGGCAGCGTTGAAGACCGAGATCGCGAGCGCCGTGAACTTCGACGCCGCCGGGCAGCAACTCATCAGCGGCTACAAGGCAGTAATCGACGAGGTGCAGGCCGTCACCGGCGACGTGTTCGCCGACTCCGCCAGCAACGCCGTGACGGCGTTCCTCAAGCGCTTCGGCGACGAACAGCAGCGCATCGAGGAGGAACTGCGCGACACCATCGGGGACGCCGCTGACGCCGCCGGGGAGGCGGCGGGGAAGGGCCTCATGACCGCGTTCGCATCCGGCGTCACCGCCAACAAGCAAGTCCTCCTGACCGCCGTGGAAGACGTGCTCCACCGCATACGGGAGATGCTGCCATCATCGGACGCTAAGCGCGGGCCCCTGAGTGACCTGACGCACTCGGGTCAGATGTTCACCCGCACGTTCCTGAGTGGCGCCCTCAGCCAACGCCAGGCGCTAGCAAGCGGCATGACTCAGCTCCTGTCCGGCCTCACGCCAGGGGCGGCGTTCCGCGCGGCGTCCGCAACTGCTAACGCCGGTAGTGGTTCGGCGCGTGGGCCGGTGCAGATCGCGGTGGACGCTCGCAGCACCAGCGCGCCGGGACCGCTCGCGCAGCAGGCGCGCGAATTCGTGCGGCTCGTCGACCGTGAGCTGGATGCACGCGGCCTCAAGAAGGGCAGGCGTTGATGCTCCGCTTCGGCAGCACCACCTTGAATCCCAGCTACGAGCCGCCGCGACCCCCGTTGTCTCCGCGTCTGAGGAAGGCGGCGCTCAGGAGCGGCGCGGTGGGACACAACACCGAGTACGTGGAGGACTGGGGCTTGGCCACCAACCGCACCGTGCGATTCGTTAGCAGCGAAACGCAAGGCTTCCTCATGCCCGCGCAGGTCACGGCCATCGCGGCGCTGTACGAGGCGGGAGGCGCGTTCGCGCTCGAGACAGNCCTCCTCGGGCCCCTCGGCAGCGTCGCGGTCGTGTACGCGGCGCGGTTCGCGCCCGGCGACCCGCCGACATTCACGCCAGCCACACCCGGTGGCAGTCGTTACTACTTCGACATCACCGTAATCATCTAGGAGGCAGCATGCTCACATGGCTCGAAGCTGACGGTGTCACGCCGCTCGGCAGCATCAACATGGGCGTCATCGGCCCAGGCGAGACTTACACCGGCAAGCACGCCGGCACTGCGTACCAGGTCGTCCTCAAGAACGCCGGCGCGAACACCGTCACTGACGTCGAGGTCAGCATCGCGCAAGTCAGCGCATTCCCGGCGAACCAGTTCGCGCTCATCGCGACGGG